ATGTTGACGCAGCAGAATTCGAACCTCGTCGATAATGCGGTGTTGTTCCCGCTGTCCGATCCGACTGGTTTGAATCATACCCTTCCTCCTGTCGCCAATCGATCGGGCCAATTCGTTACCTTCGATGGGGCTGGCAACGTGACCGTTGCGTTGACCGTGTCAGGTGGCGCTACAATCTCCTCGTTTATGCAACCGTTCTGCCTCTCAGCTAACCTCGTCTCAGCGCAGAACTTCCTAGGTATCAACGCCGCAGGCTACGTCCCTGTTGGAGCCGAGTTCGACTTTGCTGGCTTGCAAGCTCCACAGTACTATTTCATGGAGCTGGGGCAGGCAGTTTCGAGAACTGGCTTTCCTGAGTTGTTCAACGCTGTGTGCCCACTATATGCTAGTGCTCAGATACAAACTGGAAATATCTGGGTAATTCTTCCTTCTAGACCGGATGGCCTAGCAGCGACGACAGGCATTAGAGTTGGAATACCCGCTGAGGCACCTGGAGTTATACCAGCGGGTACAACGGTAGTCAGCCTTCATCCGACGAACCCTTGGATTCAACTTAGTGCCGCACCAACGGGGAATGGAAGCACAATTCGATTATGTCCATATGGCAATGGAGATGGGAGCACAACTTTTAACCTCCCCGACTCTCGTGGCCTAGTCGTCGCTGGATTAGATCCACAAAACGGCACTGGCAGAATGACGGCTAGTGCAGCAGGTGGCGTATCGGCCTCCGCGGTGGGCAACTATGGTGGCGAACAGCAACACGTGATTTCGGCAAATGAGATGGCCTATCACCAACACGGCTACTTTATCACCGATCAAACCCACACTCACTACACCATCGATCCACTAAATATAGCGACACAGGGTACCGTTACTGGCTACACCGGCGGCTATTACGACACTGGTCAAGGAACCGCCGTCACCTACTCCGGTGCTAATCTCCTCGCTGGATCGAGCCCAGGTGCCAACGATAATCTAACCTCATTCGCTGGTGGCAACTGGGCCCACAACAACGTCCAACCCACCCACATTCGGCTCAAGATCATCTACGCAGGCCGAGCAACATTCTAGGAGGTTCTATGCCAAGTACATCAGGAAAGCAAGCTCGGCTTATGGCAGCCGCAGCACACAATCCCGCCTTCGCCAAGAGAGTAGGAGTACCACAAGATGTCGCCAAAGACTTCAATGCCGCTGATGCGAAGACTGGTATCCTCAGAAAGAAGCGAAAGAAGGGAGTTCAGGCCGATGTCGGAGCAGGACGAGGCTGAGAACTTAGCCAGGATCGAGAGGCTGGTTGAGTCACGTATCCCTTCTCACATTCGCCATGTGATCCATTATGCTCATTCGTTAACCGAAATCTATGAGTACTATCGTGGGTTCGGCATCAACATGCCACAGGAACTTCGAGACGAAATCGAGCGGGCGGTGAAGATAGCGGCGCAAGACATCAAGGACGAACAGGGGCAAGGGGGAGCACTACATGAGTACTATAAGGACAAACTAAAGGAGAGCATGAAATGAAACAAGGTCACGCTAGCAGGCAAGTTCATGAAGGCAAGACCGAGCCGAAATCTCGGGCCGTCTCTGAAGAAGGAGCAGCTCAGATTGGCGTCTCGACTCCCTTCAAGAAAGCCGACCTTCACAAAGGTCGGGGATACAAGGCTCCTAAGGAGGAGCGGAATTGTAACTATCCATCTGGAACACAAGGGAGACACTAATGGCTGAAGGTAATGGAAAGGCCAAGTCGGCAGTCGAGCAGTTGAAGGAAGAGTGGAAGAAGAAGGATATGGAGTATAAGACCCCCGCCGATGTCGAGCGGGTATTCTATATCGTTGCGTCGCTAAAGGATCTCAAGGATACGACTAACCTATCGCATCTGGTCGGCTCCTTAACCCGCGAGCTCCGTGGTCTCGAATTGAAGCAGAAGGAGGTCGACGAAAAGGAGGATAAAGAGCGGGCGAAGGAGATGGCCGACGCAGTGGCTAAGGATAACCAAGCCGCTAAGGAGGCCAAGGATAAGGAAGATGCCGTGGCGCATCAATCTCAGTCGCAGAGAGAATCTCAGTCATCGGGCAGGTCGAGTTACACCTATACCCCGCCAGAGAGGAGGATGTGATGGCAAGAGACATAATCGGCGAGTTCGGCCCCGACACTCACAAACCGCAGGCTGCTCGCGCTACGAGCGGTGGATGCACAGAGGCCAGGGACGTTCATAATTACAAGCATCCGGTCGGGCCTAAGGATCAAGGGCATGAGGGTCCTGGGCATCCAGATGCTTCTGTCCATCCCTGTGGAACACAAGGTCGACATTAGGAGTGATCTGTGACGAGCGAAGCTGACATTTGCAACCGCGCACTCGCGGCCATAGGCACTCGGTCACAGATCGCTTCGTTGACCGAGAATTCGAATGAGGCCATCAACTGCAACCTCCTCTACCACGCGTTGCGGGACGAATTGATTCGGTTGGCTCCATGGAACTGTGCGACCAACTATCAGACCCTGACCCTGTTATTGGCCGCACCGGGGACGCCAGAGAACCCGGCAACTGGAGGCACTCACTGGTCTAAGGGGACGCAGCCCCCGCCGCCTTGGGCCTACGAGTACGCTTACCCCTCCGATTGCCTGAAGCCATTGTGGGTAGTGCCCCAATTCACAACTGGTTTTGCCTCTGGCATCCCCATTACCACAGCCACGACCGGCGGGGTTCCTGCCTACTGGCAAGGCCCGCCGGTTAGATACAAGGTCGGGGTAGATCAGGACAAGAACGGCAATGACATTAAGGTCATCCTTACCAACCAGGAAGATGCGATCCTTGCCTACTGCCGACGTGTCACTAATCCTGACGTATGGGATTCACAGTTCGATCAAGCTGTGGTCGCCGCGTTGGCCGGTCGACTTGCCATACCCCTTACCGGAGACAAGGCTCTTGCTAACCTCAAGATACAAGAAGCCAATGCCTTCATCGTCACCGCGAGGCAGGGGGACGGGAATGAGGGGCTAACGATAAACGATGTCACGCCCGACTGGATACGCGTGCGCGGCATCTCCTATGCGAATGATTATGGCTGGAGCCCCAACATCATCTTCGATTGGGGACCGATGTTAAGTGCCTACTGATGTCGTTAAACGTAATCCAGCCCTCATTCGCTGCTGGCGAACTCGCGCCTACGATGACCGCTCGCGTCGATATGGCCAAGTACAAGCAAGGCGCGGCGACGATGAGGAACTTCTTTGTCGATTATCGGTCCGGAGCGTCGACTAGATCCGGAACTAGGTTCGTTATCCAAACACTTGGCCAGAGCAAGGTCAGACTTATTCCCTTTCAGTTCTCGGTAGCAAATAGCTACGTCTTAGAGTTTGGGGATCATTACATTCGATTTGTATCCAACGGCGGTGCGGTCCTCGAACCAGCCTTCGCCTTGAATGGTGCGTCGAATTCACTACCAGCATATGTGTCCGCTCCCGGCCAGAACTTCAACGTGGGGGATTGGCTCTTCATCAATGGAGTGACTGGAGCAACAGGGTATAACAATAAGTTCTATAAGGTTTCAGCACTTAGTGGAAGCAACGTTTACCTTAGCGACGTTAACAATAATGTGACAAACAGCGCAACTTTCGGCATTTACGCCGGTGGCGGGACCATCGCTCGGGTTTACATCATATCCTCGCCCTACGCCGCAGCCGATCTCGGTCTGCTTAAATACACTCAGTCGGCGAGCGTCTTAACCCTAACCCACCCTCGCTATCCCCCATACAATCTCCAGCGCGTTACCCCAACCAACTGGGTCCTAACTGCAATTAACTTTGCTCCAACCATCGATCCGCCTGCGTCTACATGGGGCTTTGCAACACCACCACCGGCTGGGGCTACTGCCAATGCTAACTACGCCTATATAATTACTTCAGTTGACGCTAATGGTCAGGAGTCTCTCCAGTCCCCGCCAGCCTATGTCAACAACGCTGTTGATATTGGCAACGTAGCCGGTACTATATCAGTCGGATGGACGCCGGTTACCAACGCTGTCCAGTATAACGTGTATAAGGCCGAGGTGTCATTGGCCGGGCAGGTTCCAGCCAATGTTGCTTTCGGCTTTGTCGGCTACACCAACACGAACGAATTTATTGACTCCAACATCGTCCCCGACTTCACCACCTCTCCACAGATCTTTAACAATCCGTTCGCCAATGGCAACTACCCAGGCGTCGCGGCTTATTTTCAGTCTCGGCTAGTCTTCGGCTCATCATACCAAAACCCCATGACCTTCTGGATGAGCCAGCCGGGGGTCTTCAATAACTTCAACATCACCGTGCCCTCGCTCCCTGATAACTCAATCGAAGGTACACTCGTCTCGGATCAGGTCAACGCCATCAAGTCCTTCAAGTCGATGCAAGGCGGGCTGGTTACCTTAACCGCTAGGGGCGCATGGGTGATAAATGGTGGCGGTAGCCCAGCTAGCGGGGGTGGTGCGGTTACACCCGGCACCATTACTGCTGCTCCTCAAGCCTACAATGGCGCAAGCGACCTACAGCCCATCGTCTCTAACTATGACATCCTCTATGTACAGGCGAAGAACCAGCATGTCAGGGACCTCTCGTACAATCTCTATGCTGCTATTTATACTGGTACTGATATTTCTGTTCTATCAAATCATCTATTTAGTGATTATCTCATAGACGAATGGGGTTGGGCAGAGGAACCTCACAAGCAGGTTTGGGCGATAAGGGATGATGGGATCCTTCTCAGCCTAACCTTCATGAAGGAACAGGAGATTTATGGTTGGTCACGACATGAGACCTTCGGTGACTTTGTGTCGGTTGCAGTTGTGGGCGAGGCCGATCCGATCGATAAGGTCGAATTGGTTGATGTTCCTTACTTCGTCGTTAAGCGAGCGATAGGGGGTAGGTGGGTTCAGTATATCGAGCGAATGCAGGAGCGCGAGTTCTGGTATGGAGCCGAAGACTCATGGTGTGTGGATTGTGGAGTTCAGACTGTACTTCCGACCCCAGCGGCCAATCTATACCCGGCTGCTGTTAGTGGCAATACCACCTTCTCTACCGACGCGCCTGTGTTCAATTCGTCCATGATTGGCTGGGTGATCCGCGGGGGAGGCGGGATTGCTGTAATAACTGGTTATATATCTCCAATACAAGTTTCTGTAAGCGTTACCCAACCAATTAAGGATCAGCACCTAGGCGTTAACGTGGTTCAAGCATCCGTACAGGACTCGGGCGACTGGTCGTTAGCTCAACCCTTCACCACCTTCTCCGGCCTCGACCATCTTGAAGGACAAACCGTCTCCATCCTCGCCGATGGCGGCGTTGTCGCACCACAACAGGTGATTAATGGAACCATTACCCTCGCCAACCCTGCAACTAAGGTTACCGCTGGACTTGGATTTACCTGCCAACTCCAAACCATGCGACTCGACACTGGCAACACCGGAGAGGGAGGGACCATTCAAGGAAAACGAAAGAAGCTCGCCGCAGTTACAGTTAGAGCTGCCGATACCCGAGGCGTCTATATCGGTACCACCTTCAACACGTTAGTACCTGCTAAGGAGCTATACAAATCGACTTTGCTCAACAACCCCCAGGCTCTCATCACTGGTGACGAGCGCATCATAATGGATCCGTCATGGAACACCGAAGGGCAAGTATGCATTCAGGTTTCGGATCCCTTACCCGCCACTATCTTGGGGGTGATACCAGAAATCATCATTGGAGATACAGTCCGTTGAAGGTTGAGATAAGGCAAGTCGTAACAGTTAACTATGACGAGGTGATACCAATTAGTGAGGCTGGTGATGATCCGAAGGCGAGGCCGGTTCTGGAGGAATGGATTAGGCATTCGCCTTTGGTATGGGAGGGAAGGATTAATGGCGAGGTGGCGGTTGTGTTTGGGTTGATACCGAAATCGATCTTTGATGATGAGGCTTACATCTGGATGCTTACCACTTCGGTGGCGAAGGAGCATCCATTCGTTTTCCTTCGCCACGCGCAGATAATGTTGAAGCGACTGTTCAAGATCTACAATGTGATCTATGGCCACGTCCTGCCGAGTAATACTCATAGCGTAAAGTGGCTGAAGTGGCTGGGAATGAAGCCGCGCGGGATGGTGCATGGGATGATCGAGTTTGAGATAAGGAGCGCGTGATGGCACCGGCACTAACACTCGTTGGGATGGGATTGACCGCGACCTCTGGAATAATGGGCGCGATGGGAGCCGAGCAGGCGGGCGCAGACCAGCAGCAGATGTACATGTATAAGAGAGCTATTGCTTTGCGCAACGCGCAGTATGCAGAAGAGCAGGCGACCTACGATATTCATGCGGGCGAATTCGACGCACAGAAGGCTGCTCGGCTCGAAATGGGTAAGGCAAGGGAAGCCAAGGTTCGAGCTTCTAATCTCGATCCCACCTCAGGCTCGATGAAGGCGATTTATGATAGTCACTTCGCCATCGCTGAGCAAGATCAGGCCATGGCTAGGAACAATGCTCAGCTTGCCGCGTGGAAGGCGAGGGTAGTAGCGCAGGGCGATACCATGAATGCCCAGCTAGATACTATGGCTGGCAACTATGCAAGGGCAGAAGCTGATACGAAGGCTACGACTTCGCTCTTAGGGGCGGCGGGCGGGATGGTTAATATCGCCGCAGGTGCTGGTGCAAGAGGCGTTCCGGGATTTGGTATATTCGGTCCGGGAGCGACCGGACAAGATGCTACAGCAGCGAGTATATATCAGCCCGTGCATTATGCTGGCAATGATGTTGGTAGGGCCACATCCATAAGTGGCGACATGACAAGCCCTGATGATACTCCTCAAACGAGTACCTATCCCGGATAGGAGATAAACGTTGCCTCAGGAAGAACTCTTTACGCCATCGGTTAGCCCGCCTGAGAAAGGTGGTGTTCCGCCTCAACTTCATGTTGACGTGGAGCCAGCAGCATTTGGTGTCGGGGTTGCCAAGGCTAAAGAAGAGCAGGCGACCGAATTAGGCAGGGTCGGTAAGACGCTGGCCGAGCGGGGGTTTGAGCTACAAGACTTCGCTAACGATGCAGAGGCCAACCAGCGCATTATTGGCACTGGCCAGCGGCTTAGTGATGCTAAAGCTAAGTACCTTCAATCTGAGAAACATGATGCTGCCGGAGCGCGGGTAGTCTATAATAACGAAGTGGCCGGTATCTTTAAGGACGCCGATGCCGCAATACAGAACCCTGCCGTTAAGAGAAAAGTTGGCGATTTCCTGGCTCGACGCATAGAGCGAGACGAGGAGATAGCGGCCACCCATGCGGCGACCGAAGCAACTAAGGCTGATAAGCAGGATAGGCAAGATAGGCATAAGCTCATCACTGATGATGCAGCTACGACCATCTCTGAGACAGGAGCTAACGTTAAAGTAATAAGTGACCTAGCCGAGGAGGCCGCTGCGAATGCTTCTACTGGTGCCTATGTAACAAATGATCCTGTCACTGGCATGCAAAGGGAGATCAACGAGCCTGTTAGGGCAGCAGAAAGAGCACGAAGCGATGTTATAGAGAAGTCAATTCGAACAGCTTTAAACAATGAAGAGAATGGTGCCCAACAGGCGTATGAACTATACAAGTATTACACGGATATTGACCCAAAACTTGACAAGGATCCTGTAATTAGACGCACCTTGCTGGGCCAAATCCATCAGGCAATGAAAGAGCAGATCGCAACTAGGGGTGCTGCGCTAGCGCTCAAGGGCCTCCCGCCCACTGCCGATCCGTATACTGTGCAAAGGCTTGAGCAGGTCGAGAGGCCTTGGCGAGATGTATTTAAGCGCATGCACAATAACAATCCCTCTCTAGAGGTCGGCGTTCCCGGTCTTGGTGGGCCAGCAGGGTTTGAGGATCTACTGGCACCAATTAGAAAGAGGGAGGGTTGGGATAAGCCGGGTACTACATTTACTTCCGAGAATATGGCTAGGATGCTATCTGGCGAGACCGCTGCGAAGTGGTATAACGCTGCGCCGAATTCGGCTGGCTATGCAGGTTTCTTCCAGCTGCCTGTGAAGGATCCGGCACATAGGCATCCTGATGCCAAGGTTACTTGGACTGAGATGAAGGCTATGTCCTTCAAGGAGCAACTCGATTTGTATGTGCAATATCTTAAAGATAACCATTACACCGGCACAGAGCATCTCGGCGTAATGCAGGGCGCGCCAGCCTACAAGGATAGACCTGACAACTTCCTAGCGTATCCTAAAGGATCCAAGGAAGCCGCTGCCAACCCCGGCTGGCGAGTTGCTAGTGGCGATGTCTATATTGGAAGTATGAAGCGCCATTACGATACGAAGTCGACTGGTATGTCCGGCGATACCATGAAGGTTTGGCCCTACAAGAATGGTCAGCCGATGTCGAAGGATGATCCCGGTTTCGAGGAGGCATTTCAGAAGGTAAAAGAGGCGGCTGGGGTGGCGATGCAGGATCTTGGTGTGAAGGGTACCATTGGTGATGATGGGATCCTGAAGTATGATAAGGGTTATTCGGTCGATCAGTATCGGCCACCAGCGGATGAGACAATTGAGAAGAGGATCGAGAATGGTAACGCGTCTATTGCGGCGAAGTTTCCTGAATTTAAGTATGAACTTCAAGCTGACTTTAGGCGGGCAATGTTAGGAGAGCAGGCGCAGCATAATCAGATGGATCGACTTCAAGGCTATGAAGATTCACATAAGATGGTGAACTATCTCCTTACCGCTAAGTTGCCGAATGGCATGTCGGTTATCAACTTCGATAGCGCTCCTCCAGATGTCAGAAGCATAGCGAAACGAGTACAGAATGATGATCCGGAACTGTATGATAGGATACAGAAGTGGGCTATAAGGAACGCACAGCAGGGTTTCCGGATAACACCAGAGAATACGAACTACACCTATCGCCTTCGTGAGCTAGCCTTCTCTGGCAATTCCGCCGACCGTGATGAGTTCATGAAGATAATGTCTTCTGGCGAATGGGCGACGAAGGGGCTGGCTACTGAGCAGATGAAGCTTTTGAACCTGACCAGAGAACAGGTTCAGAGGGAGCAGGTTAGGGAGGATAACGATCACATTGAGGCAATAGCACATGACAAGGGAATACAGGCTCAGTTGAATGCTCTCCATTGGGATGAGAAGCACAATCGCAATATGTACCTCACTTGGCGGGGTGCTACTAGAGAGCTTATCAGGATGCGGAAGATTGACCTGCAAAGGCCGCTTACGCCTGATGAGAGATTAGAGATTGGCATGGATGCCCTCGTCGCAACGCGGCCGACCACCACCCTGTTCGGCTGGGTCAGGAGTGCTGTTCCAGAACTCTCTCAGAAGCCTTCGACCGACCAAGAGAAGAAGACTTGGGAATCGATTCATACTCGGCTCAAGGAGGACTATGGTGGAAGCGAGCCTCCAGTGTGGCAGATCCAAGCTATCTATGCTGCTTTCCAGCGCAGGCATAGCCTTGAGAAGGCTGGCAAGGTTCCCACTCTAGGCGAGGGTGAGCCGGGGGTAGGAGGGGTGCCAACACAGCCCAAAGAGGTACCAGCTGATAAGTGGGAGAAGGCTCAGGAGGAAGTTAAGGCGGCTGTTGGGGGAGCTAAGAGAGGAGAGAAGATACCGACTCCTTTGGCAGATGTTCTTAGAGAAAGATTTAGAGAGAAGCCTACAGAACCTGAGCCAGTGCCTAAGAAGTCGGCTGCTGAACGATCGGCTCAACTAGAGGCATTGGAGAAGGAGGAGCGTGGCGCTAGGCGAGAGGTAATGGGGACTACTGCTTGGAAGAGGAAGATGCAAAGCATTGCCGAGCGCCGCAGGGCTATTGAAGGAGAGGAGGCGGCCGCTGGTGAGACGCCATGAGTAACATCAACGACTATGTAGACTCCTTCGTCGGCCACGAGGGTGGAACCGTCGCCGATGTGATGCGCGCTATCCCTGGCGATGCTCAGAAGGCTCGTCATGCGATGCATCTTCAGTCACTGTATGGTGTTCCGGCCGAAAGCATTTATCCCAATACTGATGACTTCGAACAGGAAGCCGACCAGCAGACATTCGGAGATATGGTTAGGAGCAGCCAGCCACTATGGAGCTACGCTAACTCCCATCCAATGGCTCCCCACGTCAGCAGCGACGATTGGGACAATCTCTACCGAGCCTCGATGAAGGTTCAGCAACTTCACGAGAGCAGCGATCATCTGTCCACTCCCTATAAGGCCATCGCTGCTATGGGGCATGGCCTTAAGAACTTCCTTGGCTCAACCCTAGAAGGCGCAGGGATCATCTCGCCTGAGACGCAGAAGGCATGGGACGAAGGGGCATTCGGCGGGCTTACCCCTGAGCAACGCGATGAGATGAAGGAGTACTTCTCTAGCACCACTGGTGCTATTATGCAAGGGGTAGGGAGCGTTGGGCCGATCCTCGGTGCAGGTGCTGCGGCGACGTTCCTTGGTATCCCATCCGCTCTGGCCACCGCTGGCATTGCTGGGGTCTTCGCCCTGTCTGGAGGTTCTGAGGCTGCACAGAGTGCTAGAGAGGCTGGGGCTACACCTGAGCAGCAGACGCAGGCTAGGGTTGGTGGGGCGGCTGTTGGCTTCGGGCTCGGCGTGCTTCGCATAAAGGCACTTGAGAAGGTTATCCAAGCCTCTTCGCCGGGAATGACTGGTTGGACGGTGGCGAAGCTACAGCAGGCGGGGATACATGGCCTGGGATTTACAGGGCTGGGTGAAGTCCAGCACGCGTTTGATGTTCTTATTGCCAGAGGGACCTACGATCCTAACGCTCCTTATGGCGATGAACACCAGTTCGCGCAGAGGCTGGTGAGCAACTTTGTGCTCGGCGGGATAATGGGGGTCGCGCTGGGTAAGGTCAAGCCTTACATCGATGCCAACAAACCGCCACCGCATGGGATAGATGAGAACCTTGATAAGTCGATCGAAGGCGTCTCAGTTGAGGCCACGCAGAAGTTCGAAGAGGCGGTTCAGGAGATTATGAGGGCGAAGACCTCCGAGCGTCCGGAGATGATTAAGAGGTTCTTGGAGCAGTTTCAGGACAAGGAAATTCGAATTGAGGCCGCAGCGATTGATGCTCTTTATAAGGATAAGATCCCCGAGCCCGGCGATGGGTTATTCGGTGATGTGCCGAATATCAACGCACAGTTGGAGTTGGCTCGGGATCAGAAGGGAAAGGTTGCATTTGATCTGAAAGATTGGATC